TCAAACAACGTACAGAAATGGAAGCACTCATTACACAGTTTCCTCATCTTGCTCAATCCATTAAAGAAACTATTGTTACTGGTGACACAGTTAGTGCTGAAGGTATTATGGCGGCACAAGCAGCAGGCAAAGCAGGTGAGATAATTCTTCAAGGTGTAAAAAATATTGCAGACGGTGTTGCCCCAGAAGAACAAGTGGCTGGTATCTATCGTAATCTAGAATCAAATGCTGCTGAGATTCAGAGAGATACTGCAGAAGCAGCAGAAACAGTGAAACTTGGTATACTAGGTGTGGGCGGTGCATTTGTACAAGCCTATGAGAAACAGTTCTTGCCACTACAGCGAACAGCCACACAGGCAGGCGCAGAAGTGTTTAGTAATGTTGAAGCAGATATGAAAAAATTATCCGAGGCAGGTACAGCAGCAACAAAATCTATGACTGATATAGCATTAGCGACACAAGATGCAAATATTGCTATAAGCACCGCAGTAACCGACCTAATGAATAGTGATTTTGGTGGAACGCTTGCAGAACTTACAGCATGGCCCGTAAAAACCCTAGCAGGATTAATTACAGGAATACCAGAATTAGAACAAAAAATTGCTAAAATATCTAACACAGGCACCACTAACACGCCGGATCCAGATTCTACTGCACAAACTCTTACTCAAGACCAAATGCGTATGCGTAGTACTAATTCTACTATAGCACAAGGGCCGGATAGTGCAATGACAGCAGCACAAAATCCGCAAAATCCAAATGCACAAGGGCCGGATAGTGCAATGACAGCAGCACAAAATCCGCAAAATCCAAATGATCCAATTACAACAAACGATCCAGGATTGACTGCAGCAATAAACATGTTAAGTAAAAAATTTGACAATCAAACTGATGAAATTGTTAGAGCATTGGGAAGACTGTAGTAAACATTTAGGTAAATACACAACAAGGTAGTATAATAAGTTATGAGCTGGAAAAAACATTTCACTGTTGTAAAAGACGCAAGTCCTCTTACAAATACACAAGGTGGCACAGACGGTACAAAGTATAGTCATTATAGCAGTCACTTACCTGAAGTATATTCAGGACATCCGAATCGTACTGAACGTTATGGTCAGTATGAAACCATGGATATTGACAGTGAGATTAATGCTGCACTGGATATTCTTGCAGAGTTTTGTACACAAACTAACAGTGAAAACGGTACAGGTTTTGATATTCACTTCCATGAAACACCAACTGAGAGTGAAATAGACATTATCAAACAACAGTTAATTAACTGGAACAATGTAAATGATTTTAACAAACGTCTGTTTAAGATTTTTCGCAATACACTAAAATACGGAGATCAAGTATTCATCAGAGATCCAGAAACATTTGAATGGTTCTGGGTTGAAATGGGAAAAGTTACAAAGATTATTGTTAATGAAAGTGAAGGCAAGAAGCCAGAACAGTATATTATCAAAGACATTAATCCTAACTTTGAAAATCTAACAGCAACAGCAAACACATACGGTGATCATGGCAGTCAAGGTGATCTCTACAAGAACAGAGGCTATATACAGCCTAGTAACTTGTATGATGGATCAGGTGGTGCTAGTGCGCAGGGACGTTTTGATCGTGCGCTAAACGAAAAAGCCATTGAAGCAGAACATATTGTACACAACAGTTTAACAGAAGGACTGGATCCTAACTGGCCCTTTGGTAATAGTATACTGGAGCAGGTGTTTAAGGTATACAAGCAAAAAGAACTGCTTGAAGATGCTATTATCATTTATCGTATCCAACGTGCGCCGGAGCGCAGAGTATTCTATATTGACGTAGGCAACATGCCTAGTCATATGGCTATGAGTTTTGTTGAGCGTGTAAAGAATGAAATACACCAAAGACGTATACCTAGTAAAACAGGTGGCGGTGTGAACATCATGGATACAACATACAATCCACTTAGTACAAACGAAGATTACTTCTTTCCACAAACAGCAGAAGGCAGAGGCAGTAAAGTTGATACACTGCCAGGCGGTACTAATCTAGGTGAGATTGATGATCTAAAATTCTTTACTAACAAACTATTCCGTGGCTTGCGTATTCCTAGTAGTTACTTGCCAACAGGTTTGGACGAAGGTGCTGCAGCATACAATGATGGTCGTGTTGGCACAGCAATGATACAAGAAAAACGTTTTAACGAATATTGCACAAGACTACAAAGACTAGTAGCAGCAACATTTGACAGAGAGTTTAAAATGTTCCTCAAGTGGCGTGGTGTTGAGATTGATAACAGTACGTTTGAACTACGTTTCAATGAACCACAAAACTTTAGCAGTTACCGTGAAACTGAAATGGATCAGGCACGAATCAACACATTCCAAGCATTAGAAGGTTATCCTTATATGAGCAAACGTTTCCTTATGGGGCGTTTCTTGGGTATGACTGAAGAAGAAATGGTTGAAAATAATAAACTATGGCGTGAAGAAAATCAAGATATTAGTGTTGAAAGTGATCTTCCAAGCATGCGCAGTGTTGGCGTTACAGGCGGCGGCATACAAGCAGATATGGATGCATTTGAACCAGACCTAGCACCAGATGTTGATGCTGGCGCAGAAGCAGGCGGTGAAGAAGGTGGAGAAGCAGGTGCTGAAGGCACAGCAAGTCCACTTACACAAGCAGGACCCGTAGCAGAGCCAGAAGCATAAATATTGACATGTTATTATTTGAACTAGATAAAAAATCACCTGAAAATATACAAGATAGCAGTGCGGCTATGAAAACAGATACCCGCAAAACACGTCTTACACTAGAGCAACTTAGCAAACTCCGCAAACTTAATGATCTAAAATCGGCTGAATATCAAGAGTCAGTTAAAGAGATTAGACGTCAGTTTGCCCCCGCCCCAGCAGCATAATCCTATAGTAATCTTTTCGAGCCGAAAAGTACGCATTTTACCCTATATAGTATACTATTACTAAATAATGCTACAAATGCCTTATGAATATAGGAGTTATACAAATGACAAGCAAATATGAGCAATTGATTGAACTGTTTATCGCAGAAGATGAGCAGGGCGCAAAAGATTTGTTCCATGAGATCGTGGTTGAGAAGTCACGTGACATCTATGAGAATATCACAGATGAGGATCAAGTTGAAGAAACTGCAGAAGTAGACGAAGATACAGTCGAAGAAGATGAAGCAGTGGAAGAATCAGATTTTGACGAAGCAGAACTAGGTGGCGATGCTGCTGATGATATGATTGACGACATCGAAGCCGATGAAGAAGGTCTATCATTGGAAGCACACGACGAAGATGACGAAGACATGGAAGACCGTGTTGTCGATCTAGAAGATGCATTAGACGAATTGAAAGCAGAGTTTGAAGCACTAATGGGCAAAGACGATGCAGACGACGACGCAATGGACATGGACATGGATAAAGACATGGATATGGACATGGGCGACGAAATGGATATGGATGACGAAGAAGAAGAAATGGAAGCAGTGGAATCTGAAGAAGTAGAAGAAACTGAAGAAGTGGTTCGTGAATATGCTGAAAAGGCTCCGGCTCCAGTATCCAGTGAAGAAGGCAGTGTTAACAAAGCGTCTATGAAAGAGCCAAAGAAAATGGCAAGTAGCGCAAAGGCAGCAATGTCATCAGGTGAAGAATCAGGCTCAAGTGCTGCTAAAGCACAAGACATGGGCATGACCACTAAGCCAAACGAAACTAAAGTATAACATTCCTATGTTGTATTTGAGAGAAAACCTAACGTTCCAAGAAGCAAATGTTGTTGTAGAAGCAGCAGAAAATTCTAGTGGCGGCAAGGATCTCTACATGAAAGGCATTTGTATTCAGGGCGGGGTAGAGAACGCAAACAAGCGTGTTTACCCTGTCTCTGAGATTACTAGTGCCGTAACTACTATCAACGAGCAAATTAAAAACGGAAATTCAGTTTTAGGCGAAGTTGACCATCCAGATGATCTCAAAATTAACCTTGATCGAGTATCACATATGATTGAAAATATGTGGATGGATGGACCTAACGGATATGGTAAGTTGAAGATTCTTGAAACACCTATGGGTCAACTTGTGAAAACAATGATCGAGGGTGGAGTAAAATTAGGAGTTAGTAGCAGAGGCAGTGGAAACGTTAGCGAATCCAGTGGTCAAGTTGCTGATTTTGAAATTGTCACAGTTGACGTTGTGGCACAACCCAGTGCACCAAATGCATATCCAGTAGCGATTTACGAAGGACTACTTAATATGCGTGGGGGGCATAAAGTACTTGACGTTGCTCGTGAAGCAAACGGCAACGCCAAAGTGCAAAAATACCTGAAAGAGGAAATGATTCGTCTTATCAGGGAACTAAAGATCTAGGAGATCAAAATGCTAGATGCTATCAAACCACTATTGGATAGCGACCTTGTTAATGAGGAAACTCGTACTGAAATTGCTGAACAATGGGAAGCAAAGATGAACGAAACTCGTCAACAGGTTACTGCAGAACTTCGTGAGGAGTTTGCACAACGCTATGAGCATGATAAATCTACTATGGTTGAAGCCTTGGATCGTATGGTTACTGAAGGTCTAACTACTGAAATTGCCGCTATCGCTGAAGAGCGTAAATCAATTACAGAAGACCGTGCAAAGTTTGTTGCAAAAATGCAAGAAGCAAGTGGCACATTTGACACGTTTTTAGTCAAACAACTTAGTGAAGAACTAAAGGATTTACACGAAGATCGTGCAAGTCAGCAAGCAACTATTGCTAAACTCGAAGAGTTTATCACTGCTCAACTGGCTGAAGAGATTGGTGAATTCCAAAAAGATCGCAACGATGTTGTTGAAACTAAAGTTAGACTTGTCAAAGAAGCTCGTGAGCAGTTTGCAAACCTCAAAGAGAAGTTTGTAAAGCACACAAGTAAAGCCGTTAATGAAGCAGTAACCGGCTATCTTAAAGGTGAAATGACTCAACTCAAAGAAGATATTCAAATCGCAAAAGAGAATACTTTCGGACGTAAAATATTCGAAACTTTTGCAACAGAATTTTCAACAAGTCATCTCAATGAAAATCAAAAAATTAAGGAACTAGAAGCAGCAGTACTAAGTGCTACTGAAGAAGTTACTCAAGTCAATGAGAGTCTTGAAGAAAAGGCTAAGTTAGTTGAGAGTAAAGAGCAAGAAATTGCTTTAATTAATGAGGGTGTACAGCGTAAAGAAACACTAAACACACTTCTTAAGCCACTCAACAAAGATAAGGCAGCAATTATGACTGACCTATTAGAAAGCGTACAGACTTCAAAGTTGAAGCCTGCTTTCGATCGTTACCTACCAGCAGTACTGGACGGCAAATCAATGATTAAAGAAACTAAAAAATCAACTATTACAGAAAGCCGCAGTGAAGTTACAGGTAATAAAGAACAAAAAACAGTCCAGGTTACAGAAGGAAATGATAACATCATTGAAATCCGTAAACTTGCTGGCTTAAAATAAAGTACTACAGAGGAGACTTAAATGTCAGACGTACTATTAGAAAGCCGTTGGGGCGACACCAAAGACGCACTTCTTGAAGGTCTAGAAGGTAATCGCCGTAACAGCATGAGTGTAGTTTTAGAAAACACTAAAAGACACTTGAAAGAAGCAGCAACAGCAGGCGCAACAGCCGGTGGTAACGTAGCAACACTTAACCGTGTAATTCTACCTGTTATCCGTCGTGTAATGCCAACAGTTATTGCAAACGAAATCGTTGGCGTACAGCCAATGCAAGGACCAGTCGGTCAAATCCACACATTGCGTGTACGCTATGCAGAAGCAGCGGACTCAACAGCGAGTTCACCTTTTGACACAGATACAATTGCAGGCGACGAAGCACTATCACCGTTCAAAATTGCTACAGCATATTCAGGCTCACTTACTACTGGTAAGGGTGACACAACTGCAGCAAAAGAAGGCACAGGCGGTCGTGCAATGTCAATCCAGATCCTAAAGCAGCCAGTCGAAGCAAAGACTCGTAAACTACAGGCACGCTGGACTTTTGAAGCAGCACAAGATGCACAGTCAATGCACGGCATCGACGTTGAAGCAGAAGTAATGGCAGCTCTTGCACAAGAGATCACTGCTGAAATCGACCAAGAAGTAATTGGTTCACTTCGCTCATTAGCAGCAACAGAAGAGACATTCAACCAAGCAACAGTTTCTGGTACAGCAACATACGTTGGTGACGAGCATGCAGCACTTGCAGTCCTAATCAACCGTACAGCAAACAAGATTGCACAGCGCACACGTCGCGGTGCAGGTAACTATGCTGTTGTTTCACCACAAGCATTAACATTGCTTCAGAGTGCATCAACAAGTGCATTTGCTCGTACAACAGAAGGTACATTTGAGGCACCAACAAACACTAAGTTTGTAGGTACACTAAATGGTGCAATGCGTGTATATGTTGATTCATATGCAGCAGACGCGACAGCAGTACTTGTTGGCTACAAAGGCTCAAGTGAAACAGATGCGGCAGCATTCTATTGCCCATACGTTCCGCTAATGTCAAGTGGCACAGTGCTTGATCCGGACACATTTGAGCCGGTAGTATCATTCATGACACGTTATGGTTATGTTGAGCTATCAAACACAGCAAGTTCACTTGGATATGCTGGTGATTATGTTGGTGAAGTCGCATTGT